CCAAGCAAATGCTGATGTTGGAACTGTAATTGGTGATTGGAATGGTGTAGCAGGGATTGGAGGTAATTGTCCCGAGTTCAAGTTACCTGATGTATATTCAGGATACAATCCACTTCTAAATATTAAATGTCTTCTTAATAAATTGTCGTTAAACTCTGCCTGTTGTTTGGAATTTGATTTAAGATATTGAAATGTTCTATGGTCAATCTTTTCACCTTGCTCACTTCTGTTTGATACAAGACCAACAGAAATCCATTTAACATAGAAATTATCCATACCAAGATAATATGAATAGGTAACCAACATCGGTTGAATATAGGTATCCAATAAGTTCTTATAGACAGCATAACCTGGTTGTGATATATCACCAGTATCAACCAAACGCAACATCTCTTCATACAAATTTGTTCCCAAACTTTCTTGTAGAAATATTGCTTGAGCCTGTAATATACAAAATCTTAACTCATCTGACTGAACAGATTCATTTATCGCAGTATAAGTTTTTAATGTGTTCTCCGAAATTAATAATACCTTATTCATTATAATATTTGGTTTTGTTCTATCACTAAACTTATTTCTTGGTCAGGATAGATAAGTTGAATAACTGGTTTCAATTCTCTATTGATAAAGTTTTGTAATGGTTTAATTGATGTATTCATAAATAACTTATATGTTGTTTCCAATTGTTCTGCTGATGATGTAAAACCACCAGGATTTGGTAATCCAATTAACGAACCATCAATAATTTTATGACCAGCCAATATCTGTTTTTGAACCAACTCAAATATCCCTGAAAAATAACCTGTTTCTACTGTTGATGCGATTTGAGTAATGTCTGGCTTTTGTTCTGACTCACCATAAGATACAATAACACGACCACTATTTTCAGCACCAGCATAACGACTTTCTATTCCTTGAAGGATTTGATTCTGTTCGTTCTGTGAATCAGGAGCAGGAACATTAAAGTGAACCCATAATGATGGGTTAAGTCCATTCTGAATATGGCTTAAATTATAAACAGTAATTTCGTGGTTCAATCTTACATCGTTGATTACAGATAACCAATCAGGAACTCCATAGTAATCATAACCTGATTGATAATTCTTCATATGAATAATCTGTCTGTCTGTAAAGTTTAATGGATTGAATTCACTAAACTCAACCATACCTGCTTTTCTCCAATTTAACCAGTCACGGCAATAAAGATATTTGGTAACATCACCACCCATTTCTTCGGGTTTGTGTAACCTGATATATCTTGAAGGAATTAAATACATACCAGCAATTCCTTGGCTTCTATCCTGTTTCCATACTACTTCCAAAAACACATTTCCAGTCGTTATAAACTCATAGAATATTTTCTTGGATATATCGTTCAAAGTTTCCTTTAAGTTAATCTTATAGTCCGTAATGTATCCCATACCAACAGCATTATCTACCTTGCTTCTAACACAAGCGTTTTGTATTGGTGAGGCATCGTTTAATAGATATAATTCATTAACGAATTGGTTATCCATACCCCAACTAATAAATGGCACATTCTTACTTATCACCTCACTAAAAGATGATAATGTTGCTTTGTTGAATTTTAAGTTTTCTATTTTAATCATTATCCGTTGTATACTTTAAATATATTTGTGTTTCCGCTATATGAAACTATTTCATTCTGTGGTGAGCCAGAGTAATTTACTGTTGCTGTTCCTTCATATACCACATCATAAGACAACATAGGGTTTAGGTTTGTAGTAGAACACTGCTCATATATCTTAACAAAATACTGACCAGGAATCAAGTGTATATTTACCGTGTTAGCAGATGTTGATGCTGTAAATACTTCGGGTGAGGTATCTATAACATTCATCGTAAATAAATCATATGAAGGAGCATAATCAACTGAAGGGACAATTCTAAATGGAATAAACTTCCAATTCTCCTTTGTTAATTTATGCGTCATTGACCACAAGTAAGTTACATTACCGGTTAGGGTTTTGTTTCTTGAACAAGTGGCAACCACCTCATTAAATGTTCCTGCTTCTATCTGAACCATATTATTTTATTTGTAAGTATTATCCTGTAATTGCCCAACCTTTACCGGTTGCTATAGCTCGTTCAGGACCAGTTAAAGCAGCGGCACCTGTTGCGTCTGTTATGTTGATTGTTTTTGATGTTACGGTTGGTAAGTCATTAAACACTTGAACGAGTGCTGCCTGACTTAAATTAGTATATGAAATATTAATTTGTGGTGATGTTCCTGCGTATTGTCCTGTTCCAGTATTTCTTAATCTTAATCCTGATATAGCACTTCTATATGTCGCACTACCTTGTAATTCTAATTTAGAAAACTTACAATAGAAATCTGTTGTTCCAGTAAATGATGATGCGAATGGAAATAAAAGAGTTCCCACAATATAAGTTGTTGATGATGGTGATGTAGAACCTAATTTATCTATATTATTTATTGTTTCTAAAGATGAACAACCATTAAAAAATGAAGCTAATGTAGACAATGAAGTTAATTGAGTTGTTGGTAATGTTAAAGTTTTTAATTTTGGACAATATTCAAATGCGTTAGCCATACTAGCAATCGCTCCAACACTTGTAGGCATTGTTATTGTTTCAATATTAAATGCTTTTGTAAATGCTGTTTGAAAGTTTAATAAAGAAGTCATTGATGTTGGTAATGTAACAGATTTAACACCAGAACTATTAAATAAACTAGTGATACTTGTTACCGAATTCATAGTAGATGGAAAAGTAACACTTTCCAATGAAGTAGTTCCATTAAATGTGCTTTGTATATTACTACATACTGGTAATTCAGTTGGCATTACAATACTTTCTAAACTAGAACAACCAAGACACATACTAGCCATAGTTGTTAATTCACTTTGATTAGTATTTGGTAATACAATATTTTTTATATTAGCACAATTATTAAATGTTGATGATAAACTTGTTATTGAATAACCTGAAGGAATAGTAATACTACCTAATGAAACACAATTAGAAAATGTAGATGCCATAGTTATTCCAAATTCAGTAATTGTTGGTAATGTAACACTTTGTAAATTATAACAAGCAGAAAAACAACTTGCCATAGTTGTTGTAGATGTTTTAATTGGTAATACTGCTGAAATTAAAGAATAATTATTTTGGAATAAACCAGCATAAGTATCAACATATAAATTACTTGGTAATACAATAGAGGTTAATGAAAAACAACTATTAAACATATTATTAACCGTTGCTTGATGGTCTTGATATTCAACTGGAATTTCTGGTAATAGTATTTGTTGTAAAGAATAGCAACGATAAAACATATAAACCAAACTTAATGGAGCTGCTATTGGTGGAAATCCATTTAGCCTAACAGATAACATACTATAACAACTATCAAACATATCGCTATAGGTATAACAAGATGGTAACGCTGGAACTTGAACTCCTATTAAATTATAACAATTACGAGCAAAGTTTATCATAGTAGTTACTAAAGGTAATTCTGGTGGTAATGTTATTCCTGTTATAGAAAAACAATTCATAAATGCCCCTCCCATATCTAATATATTAATAGCATCTTGAGGAATAATAATATTTCCTTTAAGGTTATTACAATTAAAAAACATAGACGCAATCGTAGTCACATTTGGAGCAGATACTGGCATCACAATTTCTTGTAAATTATTACACCCTTGAAATGTTGCTGATAAATTAACATCAGGAAGATTTATAATAGATGGTAACTTTACATATTGAAGATTATAAAAACCACATTGTCCTTGAACAGAAACAGTAGTAGCAATTATATCAGTTGATAAAAAATAACTATTAAAAGATGATATTGATAAATCATCACCAAAATATGCTTCCAATAAACCTGAAGCAGCAGTTGGATATAATTTTACACCATCAACAATAGGTGATACAAATCTACATTCTGTAATTTCACCTGATGGGTCAGTAGAATAAACTCTAACCTTCCAAGTATCATATCCTAAAGAACAATCAGTTCCACCAGTTGTGTAGTTATGATATGTTGTTGTTTCAAGATAATCTGTAATTGTATCAACAACACCATCACCCCAATCAATATTAATTGATGTGGTTGAACCATCAGTAAATACTGTTCGTAAAGCATAGGCTCCCAAACCTAAACTACTAACCAAGAAATGGATTTCGCCAGGTGTATCAGTAATTGTAATCCAATCTACAGGACGAACCCAAGGCGTTGGTTTAATAACTGGTTTTTGTGGTGTTTGTGAAAAATTTGGAATATTAAAAGCCATATTATAATGTTTGATTAAAGATGTTTATAACTCCAGTCATATCCGATGCCAAAGCATATTGTGAATAGAATATTGAACTAC